TTTTTTGTTTTTTTTGCTTTTTGGTGTCACTGCACACATATATATCAAGTAGTATATGTGTGGCTAACGCGCTTCGCTTGTTTAGTTGTATAATGACCTCAATAAATTGAGGCCATTTTACAACTTTGTTGTTTTACTCCACGCTTGTTGTGGGTGGAGTTGGTATTTCTGTGCCGTTAGTCGGTACAGGGTCTCCAGTTGGTGACTTTTTAGCAGATGTAAGTGTTTCAAGTAGTTCTGCTTGTTGCTCGAGGAGAGCATTTTTTCGTAGTTGCAGCTCTTCATAAGTTAGATCTTTTCTATATGGTAGTACTGCATCTCCGTAGTAGTGTTGATTGTTTATTACTGCCCCGTTGATCGGGTTAATGCCTCGTACGTGGTTTTCAAGAATGACGCGAGGGTCAATATGTAAACCAGGCATAGTCTTACTGTTTTCTGTATTCGTTTCACCTTCATAGGTGATAGCTTGTGCTTGCGTATTATAGCGCATTTTTTTTGTCGTTTTCGTTCCACTCATTGTTTAAGTATTTTATTAGTTCTAGAATTTCTTTTAAGATAAAGAAAATTATTTTAATGTTTTTCATGTTAGATGGTAGTTCCTTTTGATTGGTCGCGTTTGGCTCTGTACTCATGGAGTTGTATTAGTTCTTTACGTTGTTTGTCTGTAATTTCCTCTGGTTCTGTTTTTACTTCTGCGTTTGCTGATGCTGTCCAGAGTGCTTTTTCTGTTGGGTCGGTAAACATTTTATCTATGTAATAGCGTGGTAGCTTTTTTTTGTTTCCGCCTTGTAAAGTTAGTAGTTTTGTTCCGTTTGTTAACAGATATTGTATTATTTGGTTTTTAACGTAGTTTATTCCAAGTCCGTTAGACATTAGTTGGAATTGTGGTTCTCTTCCGAAGTCGTCGACTTCGAATGATTTTTTTCGTCTTAATCCTTTAAGAGCGTATTTTGTAGTGTAGAAGATAGATGCTTCTGTTACGTTTCCTATGTGGATGTGTCCGTACTTCCAAGCCTTGTCTAGGAATTTTTCGTAGGGTCTTGGTAAGTTGAATATTATGGCGTGGTAATGTGGTCGTTCTGTTTTGTCTCCGTATTCGCCGCAGGCGTAATACTTGATTTTTGTTTTCTTAGCGTGTTTACGTAACCTCTTCATAAAGTCCTGAAAGTCCTTTCTTAGCAGAGTATAACCACATTCCGCGTAAGGGGCTTTTTCGTCACTGTATGTCAGGGTTACGAAACATGCTGTTGATGAGTTTTTGAGTTCCTCGTTTAGTCTGAAGCACCAGTCTATTTGCTTTTTTCTAAGGCAAGGGACGCAACGACCACAGCCAACGACGCGTGTCATAGATCCGTTCGGGTCTAAGTTTTTGCGCCGTATGGTCATGGGTGTTAAACACATAGTGTTTAGCTTAGGCGTATGCCGCCTCTGCTTAGTCTAGCTTTGTTAATTCCGCTATTGCGTTTTTTTCCTTTGGAGACGCGCTTTTTGTAGCTTCCTCCTCTTCTTTTGTATCCCATTTGTCTTGATTTTGTTTAATGTATCGTAATGTGTCGTTAATGTTGCTTTTGAGCTCTTCTAGCTGTCCGATTGTGAATGTTAGATTTGCTGCTACTGCTTGTGCGATTTTCATAGTTATTGTTTTTAGTTATTGTTAGTTATGGTTATTAGATTCCGCCTGGTGTACCATAGTATGGTACTTTGCGTTGCACATTTACCTTGTTGTAAATATGTGCTATAATTTGTTCTGCTGATGCTGATGTGTCGGCAAAGATTCGACGTGATGGATCGGCTTGTACGAATGTTCCATTTAATAATGGAGTTGTTGCGAATTTTCTGCCTAAGTGCCAGTATTCGAATGATGTTTTCATTAAGCCGTGTACACTGTTGTGCTCGTGTCTGTACTCGTCGTATATAGGTAGGTAACCAAAGGTAGCATTTTGATTTGCTGTGCCATCTGCGTAGAGTTCTTTGTTTAAGACTGGTTGTTCTCCGATATGTGCTAGTAGTGGTTGGAAATAGTCATATCTATCAGTTTTGCTGAATTTTGGTGCTATTCCCTGTGAATATGATGTTTCAGGTACTATGTACATGAATGCAAAGACCCAGCCGTGTTCTTGTGCTGTATATGAGGATGCTCTACTGCCTGCTGCAGTAATAGCGTGTCCTGCCATGTTTCCTTGTGCTGTTGTTGCTGTTTCTGAAGTTTGTAGTACTTCTGAGAATTGTATGTTTGAGACTGAGCCTCCGAATTCTTCGGGGCGTTGTAGTCTTGCATCTTGTGGTTTGATGCCGAAGTGTGCTTCGATGTGCTCGGTGTATCTGTTACCAGTACGTGCGTTAAGTTCGAGCCATTTTTGTATTGCGAATGCTTCGCGTAGTTGGTTTATTGTTGCGGCATTTTGTTGTAGTGCTGCTTGGTCTATTAATAGGTTTTGACTGTTATCTAGTGCTATGTACTCGTTCCTACTAGATGTGAGTGTTTGTCCGATTCCATCGGTATCACCATATGTAAAACCATTTCCCAAGATAGTGCCTGATGCTGCATTCCATAATGTATCAGGTGTTGGAGATCCGCTTTTAAATTTGATTCCTTGTACTGTTGCGTTAGGGTCTAGTAGTGGAAGTGTTACTTCGGGACCTTTTTGTGTGAATGGTAATGCTGATGTGAAGCGGTCATGTTGCCATGCAACGTTTCTTTTTGTGACGAGTTTGTTTCTGTTGGCTGTTCCTTGATCGCCATCTATTAATGCCCATGCTCCAACTTCTTGTTGGAGGTTTTGGTCTCTAAAGTACTCGTCCCATATGAATTGGTAGTGTGCGAAGGGTAAAGCGTTTACGTTTACTTCGTTGTTTGCTGCGCTATTGTGTGTGTTTACACCCATGTAGTCTACTAGACTTGATGGGGTTGATGCTGCGCGTAAGATTGGGTGTACTGGTTCTGTTGTATCCAGTGGGCCTGTTGGCCCTGTAATGAAGTCTTCCCAGTTATCCCATACTATGCGGTTAGGGCTGAAGAAGTAACGTACTTTGACTTTCACGTCGTGCATTACTGGTGCAGTTAGAGGTAGAAATCTAGTTAGGTGGCTAGTTTCTATTGTGAATTTGTCGCCTGGAAGAACGTCCATGGCTAGTACTGGTATGATTTCGCCCATTTGCAATGACATTTTTTTGTCATGCGAGAGGTCGAATGTATTGTATTTTGGGTTGTTACCTTGTGATTTTGAGTAGTCCATATTGTTTATTTTAGTAGTTGTCCGTTTAAGGGATTTATTGTGATTTTACCTTTTAATTGATTGTATGCTTCTACGGCTGCTTGAAATGCGTTTGTCATAGTATTGTTATTTATATCTATACCTGTTTGGCGCATTATTTTTAAGCGTGTTTGTTGTAGTATTTCTAGTTGTGCTTCTGATGATTGGGCTTCCGCTGCTGCTTTTACTGCTTGTGATATTGTTGTTTGTACTTGGCTTTCGTATTGTGCTTGTCCTTTTTTTAAGTTTAGACTTTGTATTGCATTGCTTATTATTTTGCCTGAATTGTCTGTGTTTTGGCCAGTAGTTTTAGACTTAATGTAGTTTGCTTCTACTTTTGCTTTTGCTGTGTCTTCTATGATTTTGGCGGTTTGTGCTGATGTTGCGGCGAGATTGGCCATGTTCATTCTGTCGGCCATTTTTCCTTGTGCTCCGCCGCCTTTTACGTTGCCGCTTCCTGCGCCTTGTTTGTACATCATTGCAGGATTTAATCCTGCTTGTTGCATGCGTGCTCTTTGTTCTACTGGGCTGTTATATTTGGCTTCTTTGTCGTAGCGTTCGTGCCAGAATTCTTTATTCTGTTCGAATGATTTTTCTTGTTGTTTGCGGTTGTATCTGTTTTGGAGTCCTTGTTGTATTCCTCCTGCTGCTAGGTTGAGTCCTAGTACTGCTAATGGCCCCATATGTTATATTATTACGATGAGCCCCTTGGTTGCTACGTTGTGATGGAATTCTGCGTAGTTGTCTATGAGGATGCACCCTTGTGTGTGTGTTGGCTTATTGCCTTGATGTATTAGTATTTCTGATCTGTTTGTAACGTCACGTAAGTATAGTGCCGGTTGTTTATTACTTGTTCTTTGTATTTTTTGAAATGTGTATGTTCCTGATGGTATGCAGGAAATATTTGTTTTGTTGTCCTTCCACGGAAGTTCTAATGTATGAAAACTTTTGTGATTTACCAAAAGTTGTCCTTTTGTTGCGTTATGGTGGAAGTCTTGTCTTTCTAGTACTATGAGTCTATTACTCTGTATTGCGTTTTTCGCTGCTAGTATTGTTAGTACTGTTTTTTGTGTTGTTGTCATGGTTATGAGTTTTTGTTTTGTTTTTTTTTGTTTAGTGCCACTTTTAAAGCTGTTTTTTTTTTTTTCTTATCGTTTGTATTGTTTTGCTTTTTTTT